CACATTAGTCATACCCTCACCTTGTTTCTCTAACTCAATATAGTTTAAGAAATAAGCAAGTGATTTCATGCTGTATGGGTCTCCGGTTTCTAAAGCTTCTTTAAGATCAGCTGTAGTAATTTCTCCGTTTGGTATATACTGATCAGATAATATTTGAGCAGCATAGTGATATAAGTCTTCACTAGCTACATTACCACTGAATCCATAAATACTTACAGGTATATCTCCTGGTTTTTCAGGCACTGTGGATATTCTAGAAATATACTGCATATCCAACTCACCTTTCTTAAGGCTATTAAGAACTTGACTTACACTATAGTCAGTTACGTTTTTACCAATTTTAAAAGTATATACCTTATTTCTATCACCTTTAGCTAAGTCTTTTAATACATCTTTAAGATGCATAAGATTAGCTTCTTGTAGCAAAGTATCATAGTAATCTTTACCTTTAAACGGAGTTAGTACAGCATTTAAAGCTTTTGTTTTAGCTGAGTAATTATTATTAGGGTCAGATACAAAAGCATAAGCACTGTTGAAGTTTCTTTGTGCATTAATATATGCTGCAATCATTGGCTGATTTACAAAGTAGAATACAGTCTCTTGGGGTACACCAGCCTCAATCATGTCATTAATAACATTCATGGCTTCTGGTACCATCTTAAGCACAAATGGAAACGGATTCTTAGCACGGTCTAGGATACCATTAAGGTTATGAGAATTAATATCTGTAATTCTATCACCAACAACATTCTTATCAGCACCTAATGAAATATGCTCTACTCCATTTATAGTAACTTTATTATGAGGGAATCTCATTTTAAAGTCAAACTCTATATCTGTTTCTTTAGTTCCTCCAATGATAGGATCCCATCTTAGCTTTTTATATTTAGCAGGGAAAACATTACCAAGCATTTTATTTAATACGTGGTTCTTAGTTCTCTTAGCTTGGATACCTAAAGATCTTGCTAATGATAAGTTTGAGTCATGCTTATAAAGATTGTATCTTGCCTCAAGCATTTTGGTTGGACTGACTACATTCTTTTTACTATCAACACTTTTATTGCTTGGTAAATTATTTGGATTTCTAAATCTATTATAGCCAGCTGAGTACTTCTCTAAATCCTTTACATATCTTTCTACAAGGTATGTTTGATTAGGTTTAGTTAAGAATGCAAAGTTATCTGGCAGCATTAATACATTAATAGATGCTTTTAAGTATTCATTTTGTAAATACTTTTTCTGAATCTTTAATAACTGTTTACTTGTAGGTTGACCTTCCTTTAAAGTATTATTGTTCTCAGCTATTTTAGTCTGAGCATAAACTTCATCAAAGTTGTCAATCCCTTCTGTAATAAACTTACCTTCAGCATCAATGTTAGCTGACATAAGGAAAAGTTTATCAGCATCAAAGTCAGCTCCTGATTTAGCCACAATTTCTGTTGGAAGAATTATTGTGTTACCAGATGCCGGGTTTAAGAAATGCCAAACCTCTAATGCTTCAATAGTATTAGTGGCATCATTAGGAATCCTTGGACCAAATAAAGATATAGAAAGTCTATTTTCTTTTAACCAGTTCTCATCTTTGATTAAAGCATTAAGTCTATCAAGAGTCTCAATTTTATTACCTTCATTGTCTTTTAGATTTAAAAGATGCTTATAGTTATCAGAGAATGAAATAGCAGCCTTTGCAAGAGATGTTGCTCTTCTTTTTCCAGTAGTGGGATCTATTTCACCTCTTCTATAGAAAGGTAATGTGTTTGTTCCAAGAAAAGCTTGGATATCTTTTGGATCTGTGAGAAGATCAAACTGAGTATCCCAACCTCCATTTGTAAATGTAGTAGGTGCTTGTACTAGCGGCTCACCATTAGTAGTTTGTTTAATGAGTCTTTTATAGATAATACTCATTAAGATTTTTTCTACACCGTCTGCTTCAGGATGTAAAGACAAGTCATTTAATAACTGACCATCTAAAGTAGTATTAATGATTTTAAGTAAGTGGTCTGGTACACCATTTGCTCCAAGTTCATCACGGATTACCTGTACAAACTTTTTAAGATTACCTTGGTATTTACCAACACCTTTATCATCTATTACATACTCATAACCAATCTCATTAAGAAGTTCTTCTTTGAGTAGGTTTGAATAACCATCAACTATGTTTTCATAGTTATTTACAGTAGCTTTATTATCAGCATTAGTAATTTCACCATCACTATATAGGTTATCTAGGTTAATTACCCTTGTCTGAGTTGCAATAGGAATTTTCTTCTTATGCTCATCATTGATGACAGTTACTTCTTTCAGACCTGCCAGATAAATTTCATTAGGTGTAATACCATCTAAGTTATCTGTTACTTCTTTAAAGTTTTTATCCTTAAAGATTTGATCCGGTTTAGCATTAACACCACCTTCAGTTACATATGTAGCTCCTTTAGATGCAGAGTTAAATGTAAGATACTGAATGTTATTCTTCATCATAAGCTCATGAAGCTTATCTAAATTAGAATTAGTTCCAGCAAGGTTAGGAATTAAAGGAGATATTGCATACTTGTGCATTGCTGTAGTAGCAATAGGTGCATTACCAAGAGCCCCAAAATAGTGAAGTTTATATATTGGAAAGAACTGTTTTGCAACTTCTGGAGTAATCTGTTCTCCTGCTACAATTCTTTGATAAAGATTTTCTTGTGCAAGAGACCAACCTCTACCTATTTTATGAAGTGCTCTATAAGTATCAAGAGTCATTACTGCATAACCATCTGATTCCTCCATTTCATTAAATGGTTTAGCATCTGCTTCAACAAGTTTATTTGCTTCAGATTCAGACATTACTTTTTGATACTCTTCTTTCCAAGCTTCTTTAAGTTCATCTAAATAAATTGAACTTCTAACAGCATCTTGGACAACAGCAGTTCTTATAGAACTTCTTAATTGAAGATTTGGAAGACCTTTAGATTTAGCATATGTGTTAGCATTAAACTTAGTATTAATGAACTCAAGTGATGCATTATCAAATAAGAAACCATATCCTCCAGATGTTAAACCTGGGATACGTTTAGACCAGTCTTCTTTAGAGTGATCCCATTGTGAGAAGTCTCCAATAAATAGCATTGAAGTTTCAAACTTGTGGATCCAGTCATTATATAGATAAGCTTTTATTAGTTGATCAATTACATTACTTCTTTCTTCATCAACTAATGATTCTAATGGAGTAGTAATACCTGCTTTATCTAATAAACTTTGGGTAAGAACATCTCCTATAGCTTCTCTAAATTCAGCAAAATCTTGACTGGTTAAGTCATTAAAGTAATCTACAATATCTCCGTAGATATCATCCATTAACTCAGAACCTTTCAAGTAAGTTTCTAGTTCTTCTTCTAGTTGTTGTTCTGCTAAAGTGTATAGTTTTGCTTTTGTCTCAGGTTTTAATACTGTGTCAAAGGCTGCGAATAATTCTCCAGCTACTAAACCTGGTTCAACTTCTCTATTGTATTTAGTAAGTCTTAGTAATTCATTTCTTTCAGCAGACTTAAATCTTTTAATTCTATCAAACTCAGTAGCAATATAACCAACCATGTAGTTCTTAATAGCATATTCCTCACCAGCAGGTGTGTTAAACATGTTAAGGTCCACATACAAATACTGATCTGGTCCTTTCTGAATTCTATTCTCAATAATGTTTTTAGAAATACCCCCTTCAATTCTTAAACCAAAAGAAGATTTCTTTTCAGAAGTTCTTGGGAGTTCTACAATTCCAGACTCAGTCATTGATAAGAACTCTTGTTGGTATTTACCAATTGGATCTAAGTCAGTTGTATTTGTACCGTCAACATTCTCAATGTTTGTTCCTGATACAAATACTGGATTAAGAGATTTACCATTTAGTTTTCCCCCATTACCATTAACGAACAATGATGTAAGCAATTTAGATCTACCATTCTTAGTAAAGGTATTCTTAGCTGGACTCAAATAACTCATGTGTGGAATCTTTACAAGATCCTCAAATGATTTAGCAGAATTAATAGCATCCACTCTACCAAATAATGTAGAGTATTCCATATTTTCATATGCTCTGTTACCGTCTGCTCTAAGTACTCCTAAGTTAGCTGAGTCATAACCATACTTAGCTTGAAGATCAATAAGTCTTTTAACCTGAGTATTCTGGTTAATTTTAGCACCTTTAAATAAAGGAAGTACATTAGCTTTAATCTCTGCTCTAAGAGTAGCAATTGGATTTTCTCTAAATGTTTGTAAAGCTTCAACTTGATTTGTAGTAAGTTTTTTACCAGCTACATAGTCTCTATCCAGATTGTTAAATGCATCAACTATTTTGTAGAAATAATCTAGACCATAATAGTCAAGTTTAGTACTTAATTCATCTTTTATAGCCTGAACATCATCAAAGTTTAAGCCAATAGCTTTAGCAAACTTGTAAACATTTTCGGGAGTATTGGTAAGGTTTTCTGCCGAACCAAAATCTTTTACAATGTTCTCAAGATCTAGTACAGATTTATTATCTGCAGTCTTTTTAAGGTATTTGGTCTTGGCAGAACTTTTAAAGTCACCTTCCCATCTTGCAGATATTGCTGAAGTATCTAAAGAAGCTTGAACAGTTTTAATATCAAAGCCTGTCACTTCTGTTCTAGTTTCCCCAAAAGGACTGACTTTAGTAGTTAGTTGTGGGAAAATTGACACCTGCCAGTATTGTACTTTTGGTTTATTACCAAAGTCTTGCCAGAACATTCTGCTAATATCAAACTCAAATGAGTTAGTAATATTTGACGGGTCTGGGTATTTAGTTTCAAAGAGTTGTTTGATCTCTGGAAATTTAGCAGCTTCAGCTTTTAGTTTTTCATAAGCTTCTGCTCTATCAGCAATACCACCTATAGCCTTTGCTACAATGTTAAATGTTTTTCTGAAGTCAGCTCTTTCATAGAAACCAAGTCTGTTTTTAACTTTGTTCCCATCAACTACTTTAAATAAACTTTTAAGGATGTAAGTAGTTTCTTTGCTCATCATTTCCTGCAAAGATCTCTTACCTGTCTTATTAGCATCAAGTACATCTCCATCTCTGGCATCTGATTTACTTTCAATGTCTAGTTCATCAGTTTGCTCACCATTCTCATCAACATAAGTGTCATCTATCTCATACTTCTTTCTAGCAATTTCATAATCACTATTCTCCATATGGTATTTAACTACACCAGATTTTTCATCTCCCCAGTTATCAACTGCAGCTTGTAAAATTCTAATGTTGTCAAGAATTACTTCTTGTTCTTCGGTAACCTCAGGTTGTGGAAGTTGTTGTAATACTACTTCTGTATATTGTTTAGCTTTTCCAGCCTTATAGTTTTCAAGTTGTACATATGCATCTTCTAGTTTAGAAACAACCATAATGCTAACAGCTTTTTTGTTAGCTTTAATTGAGTTGTGTTTGTAAAAGTCTGCAACAATTTTAATCTCATGCCATGATTCTCCCTTAACTCTATCACCACGTTTGTTATCTGCAGTTAAGTTACCAAAGTCATCAATCTGAGATTTTAAGAATATGTACTTATCATCTCCTTTAGAACTCTTCATAATACCAACAGCATTATCCTTAAGTTCTTTTAAAGATTTAATGCTATTGAATTCTGGGAAGTTAGTGATCTTACCAAGCTTAGCTCTTTCAACCTCAAGTTTTCTTTCAAAATCTTTCTTAGCCTCATTATACATCCAAGCTCTTTTCTCTGGATCAACTAGCATTGCAATACTAGCAGACTTAGGACCAACTCCTATAGTCTTCTTAGCATTATCATATACTATATCAATGAGCTCTGAGAAATAACTGTCAATTGATTCTGATACTAAGTCAGACTCTTGTTTACCTAAAATATCTTTACTTGGTCTTATTGTACTTGCTATACCTCTGTCAAGTTCAGTAAATGTAATGTTATCAATTAAAGGTGTGTACTGATTAATTCTACCAAAGTAAAGGTTCTCAAACATCTCTTTAACCATTGGAGAAGACATAATATCTACACTGGTATCTTTGCTAGAGAATTTACCTTTAATAGAATTAAATACAGCTTTTAAAAACTCAAGTATCTTTCTAAAGATATTAGTTTTTTGTGGAGCTTCTTTAAATGGTTTTTGATTCTTAGCATAAGTTCTAAAGTCTTCGGCTAAGATTTCTTCTAACTCAAAATATGATTTATCAGCATAAGGTGTATTACCTTTCTTGTCTGTATAGTTTCTTAATTCATCATAGAGCTTATACTTTTCATCCTTAGTTAGAAATAACTGTGAGAAAGCATGCCATGATTCATGGTATACATCTACATAGGAGCCCTTAGCTGGATTAATTTGTATTGTGGCTAACTTAGTATTAGTAGGATCTAATAAAGTTGCTCCAGAGACTACAAACTTAGCGTAGATATCAGAGTTAACTAAGTTGGCTGCATGTTCTAAACCAACATATTTTTGTAAGATTTTTCCTGCTTGACTTTTTTCCCACCAGTTCTTTGCATTAGCCTGAACCTTTTTTGAAAGAACTTCACTTGCATAACCTTTTCTAAATAAATCACTAAGTCCAGGAATAGAATTAACATCTACATTAGAATTAATTACACTTGCAACAGTAGAGTTTGTATTTTCTGGTGCAGGTATTTCTGGATTAGCAATAGATTCTACAGTATCAATAGCTGCAACTACAGGATTTCTTTTTTCTTGAAACTGTTTGTTGCTACTTTCTCTAACATATCCTACAAGTTTATCACCTACATATACTTCAATGACATCATACTTGGTTTCAAATAATTCTCCAGTTTCTGAAGGAACTTCAAGTTTAGGCACAAGTTTAAGTGTAGCTGTAAGACCAAGTTCTCTTCCTGTAGCTAAAGCTTCTTCTGTTACTTCAGGAAAGTTCTCTGGACTAATTGTAGTTTCTTTATTGTAGAATCTAACTTTATTACCATCAGCTTCAAAGAAATCAAAACCAGTTGTAGTTGTGGTTGGCTTTGCAAGTCTACCAGTAATTACTTCCCCATTTTCTAATCTTTCTACAAGAGCATTCTTAATTACTTTTACATCAGAGTCATCTTGAATTGCTTTCTCTTGGTTAGTATTAGCATTGGTTTCATTAGCCTTTTGCAATCTATCTAGAATACCATCCTTTTCAGCAAAAGTTAATGAATAGTTATAGAAACCAGGGTCTAGGTTAGTAATGATGATTGGTGTATCAAAAGAAGTAATAAAATCTAAGTAAGGCTTGCTTTCTATTTCTTGAGTAGTTGTATTATATTTAAAGTATGTACCATTCTTTAAGTTTTCTTGGCTAAAGTGAATTACAGTAGGATTACCTTTATAGCCGGTAGCTAAAGCCTCAATAAAATTTTTTTGAATATTAGCAATTTCTGCAGGGGTTTTTTTGCTTAGAGCATTATTAGATAATGCAACATCTAAACTTGAGCCCATAAGACCAGTCTTCTCATATAATTTAAGAGTAATGGTCTCATTATCTGGATTCATTAAAAACTTATGTCTTCTTACACTAGCCGAAATAGAATCTGGTATAAATTGATTAATATATGTCTGCTTAATACCAAACGGTATATTAGGATTTGTTATAAGTTGGGCAATCTCAGTTGCAAGTTCATTTGTAATTCCAGGTCTTTCAACTAAAAAGTTTTGACCATTGATTACAATCTTAGCTCTACCTTCTGCTTTACCGGATGTTACAATAGATAAATTGTTATATACCTCTTCTGTTATACCGGGAAAGCTGGTTATTTTATTTAAAGGGATTTTACTTGCTGTAAGATATGATGGTATACCTGTAGTAATCCCTGTCAATGGGAGTTGGACAGGCTTAGTGTTTAATATCTCTTCTTTTAAGTTATAGAGCTGCTTAAAACTTTCTTGCTGATCCTTTGCAATTTGTTTTACAAATGCTTGATAATCTCCATCAATATCTTTATCATAAATTTTTTGAGCTATTTCTTCAGGAGTTTGAATGATGTTGCCTTTGTCATATACATCTGTAACTTCATACTTACTGCCCTTTAAACGGACATCTTTCATGAACTGATATACTAACTTACCTTTTTCTTTGTCTGTAACATTACCCTTTTCATCAAAGTAAATAGGGTTACCTTTTTCATCACTTACTACAAGAATAACTCTATTAAATGCTTGAGTTACTCCTGGTTTAGCCAAACCTCTAGTAACCATGGTTCTAGATCTTGTTACCTCAGCTACGGTAGTTTTATCCATGTAAGGTGTATTCTCTTCATTAGCAAACTCATTTAAGTTATGACCAACAAGAGTAAGTGCTTGACCTTGGTAAACTAGTTTACTGATTTCATCTGACTGAGAGAAAGCTGCATTAATCTTAGATAAGGTATTAATAAGAACTTTCTTTTCTGGATCTAAGTCTTCAGGAAAGAGTGCTGTTTTACTTTTAGGATCTACTGTAACAAATGGAATCATTGTTCCTCCAAATACAATAGGTGATTTGAATCTTGGTGTGTGTTCCAACTCACCTTCTTCTTTCTGTTCTATCTCACCTTGTTTACCTTCTTCTTGTTTCTTAGCATCTCTAAGAGTCTGTAAATAATTAGCATCTGCTAAATCAGTAATGATGTTAGAGAAATTATCTGGATTAGAATACTCTGCTGCTTTATTATATAGATTAGCAATGTAGCTTGAAGGATTAATTTTTCCTACAAAGTCTGTAATTAACTGAGACGCAATAATAGAAGGTACTGTCTGCAAAAAATTAGCAGCATTTTCCGGTGTTGAGTTCTTAGCAATCTTATCAAAAAGCTCTTTCATAAAAGTGTCAGGATTAAAATCCTGACCTTTTGTTGATAGTTCTTTGTAGACTCTTTTATATACTATATTGATTTGGTCTTTTGTTAAAGCACAAGTTATCATTACTCACAAGTTAAATTATCTAACAATTCATTATCAATGTCTTCCATTGATTGTTTTTCAGCATCAGCCTTAGCTTTAGCAGTTGCTTCCGTATCCTTTAAGAAATCACCCAATACTTCACCAGAATATTTTACAAGATCCTTTTCATCTTTGCTTGGGTTATACTTTGGAGCACTTGGTGCTGCATTAAGAACATCTTCTAACATATACTGCTCATTAAATTCATCTAGTCCTACTTGATAAGATTTAGGTTTTTTACCACCATCTTTTACCAAAGTGACCGTATTTGTAGCAGCATCATAAGAAACTACTCTTACTTTGCCCCCTAGTTTAATATACGGATTTTTTTGCTTTTCACTAGTAAAGATATTGGTTTTAGCAATATAAATATCACCTTCCCTGATATTAGTTTCATCCATTACAGGCATCTCATTGTTAGCTAATTGCTCTTCTCTTTGCTTGATTAAATTATTAAGATAATTTATATTTTCAGTAGTAATGATTAAATCATTTTTAATAGCATCAACTAATTGTTTACGGGCCTTCTCAAGATCCATTGCTGTTGTAATTTCTTTGGTGAGATCGGCAACAGTTTTTAAATCATCTAATGCATTTTCTAAACCTTCATCAGCAATGATTGTATCTCTTAATACTCTAAGATCAGTTATCTTAAGTTCTAATCTTTTCTTTTGCTCAGGTCTTACAGATTTATAAGAAGCTTGCTGCGATAAGTTATTGATTTGATCATTAGCTAATCTAATAGCTGTTCTTACATTACCTTTTCTGTAGGCTCCTTCAATATTAGATACAGTAGACATAAATTCTTTAGTTTCATTTAAGAATTTATTTTCTGCCATCAATGTAAAGATTTGTCTTTGGTAATCTGTAAGAGCTTTAATCTCTGCATTATCAGTACTTTGAGATTTTAAGAACTGAATTCTTTTTACTGCCTCATGAATAAGCTCGGAATATGCAGCCATTGTTGGGTATTTCTTCTGAGTATCTACTACTTCTTTAGTTGTAAGAATACCAGAATCATTTAATACCTTAACTGCTTCTTCTTGAGCAAATGAAGGAGCACTTGTGTTCTCTTTAAGTCTCTCATGGAAAGAGAATCTTTCAGCAAAGTCAGTATCTTTTTCTAATTGGTCAACAATAAATGGACTATTATCTGCCAAGTCTATGTTGGTAAAAGACACATTACTAGATAAAGGAACTAATGATGCTTTAAGAGATTCAATTCTATCTTGAGTTGCTTTTTCAGTAGCACTGTATTTATTTATGATGCCATCATATACATCTCTAGTTGTTACATTAACTTCTGGTTTAACTGAAGTTTGTTCTGATGGTTCTACTGGAGCATCAAATGGTGCACCAAATTCTTCATCAGCATCCATACCTTCTTCAAATTCTCCAGGTCTTAAAGAAACTCTAGGGAAATCAGATTTTATCTTAAGTGGAAGTATCTTATCTAGTTGTTTTTTATAAGCATCAGGATACAAAGGAATAAACATAGCACTCTTTGTTTCTGTGTCGTCTACATCAAAGTCTACCTCTCCTCTTTCAGTAATAACATAGTTACCATTTTCATCTTTAGGGAAGATAAGTTGTTTGTAAATAGATTCTGAAGTAGGTTTACCTGCAGTTAAGATTTGGTTTGTTTCTTTATCACTAGTTCTTTCAACAGGTAATAAAGCTACCTTAGCTTTGTAGCCAATCATGTTTTCCAACATTCTTGCATAAGCTCCTTGCTGTAGTGTATAGTTTTCTCTTTTAGAATAATACTTATCTGCTGGGAGTCTGTTTACTTTATTAAAGCTATTCCATTTGGATTTGCTTCCAGTTTTAAGGTCAACAATAAATACATTACCTTTTCTGTCAGCCATAACAAGATCAATCTCTCCGGCAATTCTATCTTTAGTACCATCCTCTCTTGTGATATCAGAGTCATATACTACTAATCCTCTACCTACAATATAGAGTTCTCTGTCATCTACTTTTCTTTTAAGTTCTGTTAGATAACCATTTTCTCCAAATAAACTGTCATAAGCTTCTCTGGTAATTATCTTTTCATCAAACTCAGGCTTGATACCTTTTTCAAAGTAGTCTTTAGCATCATCTACATAATTACCTACAACTCTACTATCTTCATAAGATCTTTCAGCAGCAAACTTTTGAATAAGATCTAATGTAGTATCTGGAGTTTCAACATTAGTTTTTATCTTTTGACCATTAACTATTGTTAAATATTGATCTGCAATGTGTGGTGATAATACAAATTCTTTATTCCCAAGACCAGCAAATACAATATAACCATCCTTCATTAAAGTTATTAGATCAGTTAGTGGAATATGATATTCACCTACAACACCATTTGAAAATGATTGTAATCCTCCTTCTATAGCACTTGTTGGTATTTGTTCTCCACCAAATTGTCCAGCTAAATCTTTTAAATTTTCAGTTTTACCTTTACCTTTAGTTAGACCTTCTTCAGAATCTGCAAATCTTGTTAAAACAACATCTCCATTTTGATTCATATTAAGCAATCCTTCACCAGCAAAAGTTCCATCTTCTGTTCCTAATATAAATGAAGGATCTCCTGTTGCAAGCATTATATTTCTTAATGCTTGTTTTCTTGTTTCTACATCAGCTTTTTGTGTTTCTGTTGTTTCAGATTGCGCAGCTTCAAGAGCAATGATTAAATCATCCTTCTGCTTTCTAAGTAGATTGGATCTCTTAGTGTTATCATCTTTATCAGCAGCAGCAATCTTTTCGTCAAGCTTAATTAAATTCTGTTCAAGCTTATAGATATACTGTTCTTGATCAATCTGTGCTTTTGACTTTCCTTCAAGGTTAGCTACATACTCTTCAAGCTCATCATAAAGTGGACCATTGAATCCATCAAGTTTCTCAGCTCTGAGCTTAGCAACAAAATTCATAGCTGAGGTTTTATTTAACCCGTCTTTACCTATAGTTTTGTTATAAGCATTTTCAATTGTATCAGCATCTTGATAAGTATAGTCTTTACTTTCTATGTCTCTAATAGCATTAGTTACACGTCTATGGATAAGACCTTTAATTCTATAAGCAGTGTCACCTTTCTTAAGTCCAGTAGTTGGGTCATCCTCTGTAAGAACATAACTTTCTTCAACTCCTTCTTGTTGCTTAATTAAGTTTTGTATAGCCTTAATAGCTTTTCTCTGTTCAGGTGTGTAACCTTTTAAGGTCATTGCATCAATGATCTTCTCAATGTTAGCACTGTCTTTATTGAATTGTTTAATTTGCTCAGTAAGTTTTTTCTTTTCTTCAGGATCAGTTGCTTCATCTTTAGCTGCTTGAAGAACTTTAATTCTGTCATTAATAAGATCTTGGTATACTCTTAGATCTTTAATAGACTTACCTTTAGTACTGAGTGTCTCTCCTTCAAAATTAAAAGTATAATCTTCTTGCTCTTCATCCGGAGTAGCAGTTTTATCCTTTTTAAATTGTTGTTCTACTCTTTCTTTTTGTTTGTTGTACTTATTAGTAATTTTTTCTACAGCTTTAGGATCCGGCTCACCTGTTTCAGGGTCTTTTGGTAAAGCATCTATCTCAGCTTTCATATCAGCATCTAGCTTATCTACTTTGCTCTGATACTCTTTGTTAACAAACTCTGATTTTTTAGGAGCAATTGTCTCCTTTAACTCAGCCATTTTAACAAAGTACTCTCTATAGACTTGGTTGTATTCCTCAGTACCTCTTTTAAATACTCTGTTCAATGGTGCATTAAAAATCTCAGATGGAGGAGTACCATTATTCACATAGTTCTCAAAGTCTTCAGTACTAATGAATAAACCGTCATCTGCTAAAGCATTAAGTAAACTATTAGCTTCTACTTTACTGATTTGGTCATATACCATTTTAGTGTAGTACTCTTCTCTATTATGGTAAAGTTTTTCCATCCAAGCAGAGTTTCTATCTACTAGATCAATAAAGTTCTCAGGATTATTTAAAGCTTCAACATATTTAGCTGATTGCTTATATTCATCATTAAGTTTGTAGAAATCTAATAACTGTTCAAAGCCTGCATCTAAGTCTTCATCAAACATAATTTCCTCTTGTTCTAAACCAAGAGTCTTTAAGTATTTGTGATGAGAGTTTCTTAAAGCTTCAACATATGGTAAAGCAAGTTCTTCATTTTCAATAGAACCTAACTTTTGGTCCATTCTTTCTATGATCTGTGCCTGTGTAGGATCAGTTCCTAATTCTTTTTTAAGTTCTGCAATTATTTCTCCAGCATATTGACCACGACTAAAGAATCTATTAAAGCCTTCATAAGCTTGAGAGAATTCATTTAGTGATGCAATTTTATCTTCTAGAGCTTTAATTCTTTTTGCATTAGGTTTTGGATTAGCTTTTTCAGCTTCTAGTTCTGTTTCAAAAAGACCTACTTGATTTATTAATGCATCTGGTTTAAAAATTGCAGCAGCATCTGTTGAATTAATTGTTGTAAATCCTTTGTTCTGAGTGTATTTATTTTTAATCTCAGACATTCTTTGTTTCACATCATCAAATGTTTCACTAAAGAATACTGCATTAGTTACAGCCTTATTCCATGAATGATATAATAAAGCTTTATTATAGAATTCAGGATCCTTTTCATCTAAGGTTGATGGATCAACTGGATTAGGAAATTTGTTTGCATAAGATTCATACTTACCTTTTACCTTATCTAGTTTTTCAATAGATTGATCTATTCTTTGTCTGAACTTAGGAACATCATCTTGAGAGATTGACATGCTATCCATAAACTCTTCATCAGTCATTTCTTTATATGAACCAAGCTTATCTTTAAATTGCTCTATGGTGCCAGTATTCATCATTAATGATACACTGTCTACAAAGGCTTGGTTTTCTGCATCTAGAGCTTCTTTCTTTGTACCAGTTCTTTTAATCTGAGCAGCAATATCTTGAGCACCTAAATTGTAAACTCTATCAGATAAAAACTCTGATATGTTAACATCATTTAGTTGATTAACTAATCCAAATGCAATTTGAGCCTTAGACTTCTTCCATTTATTATATGCTTCTTTATCAAATATTCTATTATACTGAGTACTTAAAAATGGTATAGCACTATTTAATGGTGCTGCAAATGTTCCCATTAAGAAACCAGAAGCAAATGTTTCAAGTCCTTGAGCAGAAAATTGTTTGCCTAGTTCTTCTCTAAAATAATCTCCTCTTTGTCTAGCTAATCCATCTTTAATGGCAGCTTTAGAATATTCATAACTTGATCTAGCATCAGAATTAAATGTATCAATGTAGTATCTTTCATTGGCTCCGGCAATTACTTCTTGTAAGTTTTCTTGTAAACCTTCTGAAACATTAGCTTTAAAATAAGATACTGTTTTTAATCCTGATTTATAAAGAGGGTCTTTATACCAACTTTTGGCTAAGTTTTTAAGATTGTTTTTTTGAAACTCAAATGTTTTCTTAGTCTTATCATAAACTACTTTACCCAAACTACCAAACTTACCACTGTCTACAGCTAAGATATCATCTGTTTTAGATTTAAGGAAATTGCGGATACCTCCTCTTGGACTAGTAATACTGTCAAATGTAATTTTATTTGATAGATAAATTAGACCTGTGTTTAAATAAAGAGTACTTGTTGAAGCTTCCTTAGCTTGTTTTCTAAATTCATATTCATCTTTGTCAGTAGGAGCTTGTCCTGTTGCTTCATAGTGTTTATCATATAAAGTATCAAACACTTTATTCTCAACCATACCAGCTTCAAGTCTAGCTTCAGACAAAGCCATGTTTAAGTTTCTGACATCTCTATAGAAACCACCTGCTGTTTTAGATATTTTAGCTAAGTTGGTTAGGTTGTCCATTTTAGATAAACCTGTTACGGCATCTAATGTATTTTCAAAAGGATTTACAACTCTTCCTATTTTACTAGTTAAAGCACCTTGGGATGCTTCCCAAAACTTTCTTGCTTCAGGAAGATTGCTAAATGCTTTAAGACTTTGACGAACAGCTTTAGCACCATCTGTAATTAAACCAAAACCTTTAAAAGCTTTACTAACTTTATTTACATTATTTGCTGTTGTAAATGCAAAACTTGTTCCACCTGTAACAGGAGCTAATACTGCACCTGCCACTTCTTCAACAATAGCTTCTCCAATTATACCTGCAGTATAACCAAAGTTCATTAGTGTATTATTAAACAAACTGCCAAAGCCACCTTTAGTTGATTGACCAATAGCAGCAGCTTCTTCATACATTCTAGCATCTTCAAGATCAGCACTTGTAAAATCTCCTTGAAGCATTTTTATCATACTCTTTGGACCACTGTAAAAACCATTTTTAAGCAATGGAACAAATGAGTGTGTAAGCATTCTATTAGCATCATCCCACCAAGTAGTAGCTGCATTAAAATTTGCTTCATTATTTTTTAATGGGTGAAATCCTACTTTATCAAAAGTCTTTTGACCATATGCTGCATATCTTTTATAGAAAGAGTTTCCAGATGGGCCAGCATCATAAGAATATATTCTTGAATATACATTTTTATCTTGATCAGCTTGATGAACAGCTTGAAAATATTCTCCTAAAGCATCACCAAATTCTTGAGCACTAACTTTTTTACCTGGTCCAGGTTGATTTGGTTTAGCACCTACAACATTTTCTTTAATACTTGTATTAGGTAAGTTCTGACGACTTTGTGGGAATGCTGGATAATATACCTCTGGAAAATTAATTTTTTCAGGTCTAATTGACTTACCCTCAAAAGGAGATAAACCTGTACTATCAAGTACAGGTCTATTAATTTTTCCAAACTCTGGACCAAGTGAGTCTAGAGGATTAAATAATTCTTGCTCTTCTGCCATTATAGATTTTATTATCGTCCTAAATTAAATTGCGTAGCATTATAATCATCTACTTGATCAAATTGATCTAGAACATGTTGTCTATTCATTTCTAAGTTGTTACCTAGTACACCAACATTTTGTACATAAGTTCTTACTGTTGTTTTACCGGTTGTAGCATCAAATATTGGTACAGTAATAACAGTACTATAATCTCCAGTACCTGATTGATTCTTTTGAATTGTATATGATTTTCTAGAATCTCTAGGATCTTGGTAAGTATATTTACCCATATGATCTACATATGTTTGTAAAGGTGATGAGTAAGATCCTGTTGCTAAGTCATTATCTAACTTATCACTATTCATAAAGAATGTAATACCTTTTGTAGCAGCATTAACATAATCTTGTTGGCTTAACAAGTTATCATTACTATCCTTACTACTTCTATATTGTTTTAACCAAGCAGCAGATGGATAGAATGTAACGGCAGAAGTACCAGCCTTACCACCAGCAATAGGTGCTACAGCTACTTCAAACTGACCTAATTTAGATTTAGGATCTTGCATTGAAGCTCTTAATGCGTTAAGCATTGCAATGGCACCTGCATTTTTATCAGAATTAGCAGAATTAAATGATGTACCACTAACTCCATCAAAACTTACTCTACCGTTAGATAAATCAAAGTTTGAGAATACATCCCCAGCAACATCATTAAAGATATACTTACTCTTTCCATACTTAGGATTAATACTAATTGCAGTAGCACCCATAGTAAATAATCCTGTACCAGGATCAACCATGCCCGGTGCTAATCCTGGCATTTTATTTATTTTACTTTTAAGAACTTTTGCATCTGAGAAAGAACCATTCATAGCTTCAGTAAGCTTATCATAGTTAAATTGCTTAGTCATTGCTTTTTCAAACATACCCTCATATAATGATTGAGGACTCATTTTATCAATGTTTGCAAAGTACTTTAAGAATGGTTTACTAATTGCATCCATAACCGGATTAAACCCAGTTGATTTATCAATAGCTGCATTTCTTTTTGCTCTTGCTGCAGCATCTGCTTTCATATTTTGTATCAAAGCAAGATCTTTAGAATCTATTTTACCAGACTTTAATAAAGCTTGAGTAAATTCTTTTTCAGAATTCTTGTGTCCTTTTTCATCAAAAAGAAACTCAGCATATTTAAACCCTTTGCTTTTAAGATCTTTAACTACAGCTTTAGATGCATCAATATTCCATTTTTCATTAAGCTTTAAATAGTTAGTATAATCATCAAACACTAAAGCAGACTTTTGTAATGCCTTATACTGTTCACCTTTTAAAGTAGATAAACCTGAATTTCTACTTACCCAACTATTAAATTTACTTTGGATTCTGCTAAGATCTTGGTGACCAATATCATTTTGTAAAAAGTAGTAACCATACTTATTAAGCTTATCATTAAAGGTTTGTCTACTAATATTTTTATAATTAGAGTGACCAAGAATTTGACTAGCTTCTTTTTCAGTCATTTGCTTACTTGCAACTAGCTGATCTACTACAGACAATAAGTTTTTGACATAAGGTATACCAACATTATTAGCTTGTTGTTTAGCAATGGTTTTACTTACTTTTCTAGCATCAATCTCATCTGTTACACCACCAGAACCTTGATCTTTAATATAGGTATTTTCTATATTATCATAAGGTACTATCTCACCATTCTCATCTTTATAGTGAGTACCATCATCTAGTTTCTTTTGATTACTCTGAGCTTTAACTTTAAATGCTTCAGTAAGTCTGGCTTGTTCTCCTGTAGCAGCAATTTCAGCCATTCTCATTTTATGCTCTTGCTCATTAACAGCAAATGGATTTGCTTCAATATCCATATCAGCATTCTGGTATGCAAATATTTGAGCAGCCTCACCTAAGTCTTTTTGCATAAGCATAGATGCCATACCACTATCCACTTTCATTCTTAAACTTTTTAAATCTCCATATGGATTTTTAAAACCTGAAGAAGTAGAAGGTGTAGATGATTGACCATCATCTAACATTTCTGCAGATTGTTGTGCTCTCTCAAGATTCTTTGAAAGAATGTCCTTATTCATTTTAAGATTTTCAAGCTGAGCTTCAGTATCCGGTCCAGCTTTACCGTCTTTAATCTGTTGTTCTAAGTCATTGATTTTTGCATCATATGCTTTAGAAGACTGTTGCATATTTTTATACCTCTGAACACTTTGTTGTTTTAAAACATTAAAGCTATCTTCAAGATACTTCATTTCAGCTGCATCTTCATTACCACCAAATTGTGCAGCATTACTTTTAGCATATGTTTTTCTATCTACATATGCCTGTGTAGCATACACATCTTGAACTCTTGGATCAGAACCTAAGGTAGCTTCAAATAAACCACTCAATGGTTCAATAAGATTTTGACCATTCTTAGTTTTAATAATCCATTCACCATTCTGACCACCAAATTCTACACCAGGAACTGTTAAGTTTGCCTCCTTAGCAATCTTCATAGCTTCCTTAACTGTATTTACATAAGGTGTATAACTAGCATTTCCAAAATTGGCTGCTTCTGAAGCAGATGCTTTTTTAAATTCTTCTCTTTGAAACTCTAATGCTTGTACACCAGTGTCCCAGTACATTGCATTTCTTTCACCATCTGCAGAACCTTTAAAAGCCATTGCTTTATTAATTTGGCTTCTGTAGTTTTTTGTCCAAGCCATGTCCTTAATGAGATCTTTATCCTCATAGAAAGGTTTAAATACTTGAGTAGCTTGGGTAACATTTTGTTCTAAAGATAAATCTAGTTGAGATACTCTCTTAAGATTAAATTCAATATTCTTTAGATGCTCATCTCTTTTTTTGATATTATCATCCCGTGTAAGTTCAGCATTATAATACTGACCATACATGTTATTTAAAGCTTTCCAGTTAGTATCATACTGTGTTTGCTTAGTCTGAAGTATATTTCCGTAGAAATTTAAATCAGGCTGGAATGGCTGATAATCTGGAATATAATCTGTGACACCTTGTAAGTACGTTGCCATATTAGTTTCTTCTTAATTTAAATATATTAAAATTTTTTAAGTTTAATAAACTTATTAAGTTTACTAAAAGGTAACTACCGGAAATACAGAGTATACAAAACCACCATCTTTAAATGTGGTACCTCCAAATTTAGATTTACCAAAATAATTTTGTAAAAATATTTCTTGTGCTTTATCACTAAGTCCAGCTTCTTCTAAGCTTTGAGCATATGCTATAGAATCCATTGCTGCTTTACCTGGGTCAACAGTTTTGTCTGTAGGTGTATAGTTAACAAATCCGCCTGTTGTAGGATCTACTTGATAGTTAGGATACATCTGATTAAGAGCATCTGTCTTAGACCAATTGGTAAGAAGGTTCTGTGCTGCCATACGTTTGTTACCTCTACCTTTTCTAAAGGCATCAGCATATTGTTGTTTAGCAACAGCCATTCTATCATTGTACATTTGCTCAGCTTGAGCATCCATAGTTCTTTCTCTATTCTCTATATCATTTGTAGCATATTCATATTGTTGACCAGCTTGTTGATTCATAGTATCATATTGAGTTCCTATACCTGCAAACTGATTTGCTATTTGTCCCATTAATTGACTTTGTCTTGCACTAGCCGCTCTTGGGTCTCCTGCAAATTCTCCAAAGTATTTACCACCTGCAATTTGATTATATAAAGCAGTAGGATCATATGTAACTAGATTAGGTTTAACTAAGTCTACATCTGTACGTTGAGGTAGAATTTTTGGAATACTATACTGATCAATTGCAGCACCAGTTAATCCCATAACATCTTGTAACCATGGACCTGTTTTTTTGATAGGTTGATTCATACCATCAACTGCAACATCCCCTGGTTCTTCACCAGGACAGTTACATTCTTCTCCTTCTTGTAATGCCCATGTTACTTCTTCACCTGTTTCAGGATCTGTACATGTACAAGTATTTTGTGGAGGAGTTGCAGGAGGTGTTTCAGGAGGAGTTTGAGGAGGTGTAGTTGGTGGCTGAGGTTTTGTAGGATCTAATTGTCTTACACCAAAATAATTATCTACATAAGCATCCTGAAGTTGTTGTAAGACATTTTGATCTTGTAACATATCTGAAGTAAACTTACCTGATCTATCTTGACTTAAACCTCTAAGAGTATTAGATTTCATACCTTTTGCAGTAAGACCGTGTGTTGTCCACATGTTTCTAATTGCATCAGGATTATTTTTCAATGACCATTCATAGATAGCTTTTTGAGCTTGACCTTCTGACATATTACGGATACCAGGTATATTAGATTCCCATTGTCCTAAATAATCATCTAAACTTTGTTGACGAGCACTAAATTTATTTGAGGTACCTGTTGGAGTAACATTACCTTGTTTTGTTTTAGCTTGCTCATATGGTGTAATAATACCTCCTGGTTGATACATTGGTGTACCACCAAAAGCATACTCTGGATAGAATCCTCCCATTTCCATTCCAAATGCTGCCATAGGAGCTCCTTGCATCATTTCTGGTGCCATTTGTTCCGGCATAGCAATAGGTGCACCACTTGGCATTTGTTGTGGTATTGCTGGTTGTTTTTCTTGTGGTAATAAGTCTTGTTCACCAATTCCTTTAGCTTCTAAAGCAGGTTTAGCAATTTCTGGAATACCTTGTTCAAATCCTTTTTTTGCTTCTTGTACTAAAGCTAAATCTCCAAGTTTAATAACAGCATTTTTAATCATTAACTCAGCTGTCTTTCTAGAAATTTTATCTGAATTAGGGTCTTTCAGAATTTTAAGATATTCATTAAGACCAAACTTCTTAGATATTTCTGCAGGAGTATAACCACCTTTCTTAGGAGAAAGACCAAATCTTTTTAATACCTCAGGATCTTTTATTTTCATTGATGCTGTATCACTAAAAATAAAACTTTCATCTGGGAGATTTAATGGAACTCCACCATTAGTATGTCTTGCTCCTTCAATTTTATAAAATGCAGGAATATTACCTGTATTAACTACAGCAGTCTCTCCTCCTTCAGCTTCTAAGTTTGCTTCATTTCTAGGCACTTTAGTTAAAGTTTCTCTAACTTCAGGACTAGGAATACCGGATTCTTTAGAATAGTTTCCTCCACCCCAAGCTGAGATATCATTAGCTAATGATCCATCAACCTGATAACCAGTTCTAGCTTTAGGTACTGCTTTTATTTTAACTCTTCTTAACATCTTATAAAATTATAAATATTCTAACTCACCACCTTCAGCAAGGAATCTTTCTATTTCTTCTTCAGTCATATAAAGTTCATCACCTTCTGTAGCCCCACCATATTTAGAGAATGCACTATTACTTTTGTTGCCTTGGCGATCTGGTCTAAATTCACCATACTCACTAAAGTTGCCAGCAAATTTTCTTGCATCTGTACCAGTTAATTCTTCTTGTGTAAGAGCACCTTGATATTCATTACCTCTGTTCTCAAGGAATGAAGCACCAATATTACCGATAGCATTAGCAGCATTCATTGCCATTGGATAGTTGACATTAAATGCATTCTTTACTTTATAGTCTACAGTATATTCTTCAGGTAAAAAATTAGCCTGGTCTTGAATATTTTTTCTACTTTGCATCATAAGTTCATTACCAACTGTCTGTGCAGATTTTGTTGGTAGTGGTTCAAATCTTTCATCCTGATCAATAGGAGAACCTACTTGATTACCTTCTTGGTAATTCATCATACCTCCATATTGAGCTCCTCTTAATCCACCTGTAACAGTAGGATTAATTCTCATACCTTGTAGATCTTTAAATCCTGGTGTAGCTATCTTATTAAAAAATCCTGCTAAACCTTGATTAGGTGTTGTTGGATTAACTCTCATTTGAGAAAGAGGGTTAGTCTGCATAGTAGGCATAGTTTTTGGATCAATTCTCATTTGATTGAGAGGAGCTGTTTGCATTCTTTGCATTGGATTAGCTCTTTCATATGCTTGAGCTTGTTGCTCAGCAGTCCCAAATTCTTTTTCACCTCTAGCTAGTTGTCTAGCATTTTGTCTTTCTCCTCTTCTAATTGCACTTGCTGCACCAAAACCTAAACCTTCTGTATTTGAAAATTTAGGTTCTTTAGTCATAGACTCTTGTGGAGACTTTGCTGTACCAGTTACTGAAGTTGTTCCTGTACCTCTTGGAGCTAACTGATTAGGATTACTGTAAGTAATACTATACTTTTTAGGAGCACCTCTCCAGTTAGATTTAGTTACATCAATTTTTGATATAGCACCTGTTGTACCATACCCGGCTGGATTAAATGTTTGACCTGACTTAGTATATGGACCTCTTTGTACTTGATTCCAAGAACCAGCATACCAAGGAGCCATAGAACCATTATTAAACATAGCAGCACCAGGGTAACCCATCATAGGATTATAACCAAATTGAGAATATGGATTAAACTGTTGTTGTTTTTGTTGAGCTTGATCCATTCCTTTCAATACATCAAGAGTTCTTGCATCTGATTGATACAATGGATTAACTTGATTAATAGCTTTATCTGTATTACTTACAGTAAATTCAAATTGTTCTTCCCCACCATCTTGAAAATATGCATCACTTGTATCTTTAGAGTTTGTATAATTTACATCAGCTTGATTAATATAAGGTACTGAAGGATCATCACCTCCGCCATATACAAATTCTTGAAGCCTACCAAACATATCTGGTTGTGGATTCATAACATTTCCACCAACAGCAAATAATCTAAACTGTGTTCCAGCAGGTGGATTTAATAATGGTTGTCCAGGGTTTAACATACCTTGACCCTGGTTTAACATTCGTTGTCCAGGGTTTAACATTCTTTGTCCAGTATTAAGTAAATTTTGACCAGCAGTTGCACCTTCACCTAATAAACCAGCTGCACTAGGTAGATAATTTACAAAGTGTGTGGGAAATAAACCATACTCAGCAGCATCTACAAATCCTGGAACACCAATTGCTTCTGGTCTACCATCTTCACCAAAGATATTTTCTAACATTAATCTTCTTTTATCTTCTTCAGTGAGTTTTGGAACGGGAGTATTAGGATACATTCTTGAAGTAAGATCTTTTACTGCAGGACCTTGTCCCTCTTTTGTTGCTACTTTAGGAATATATGGTTTTAACATCCATTTGGCATTCTCCTCAAGATAATCAAAATTTTTATCCCCAGGTTTGATAATCATTGGTTTGTCTCCAGATTTTATAGGAGCTTTACCTTCATAGTGTTTAGAAGGATCACCTTTAAACTTAACATATGAACCATCATTTCTTCTTCTATAGTAATAACCATCTTTACCAGGTAGAGTAACTAATTGTCCTGATTTAGATTGCCCCGTATTTAAAATAGCTAAGGCATCTTCATTAGTTACAGTTTGCCACTTGTCACCATCTTCTTTTTTATATAACCAGTTACCATTGCTGCCTTCTACATAAGCATAAGGTCTACCAGGTATGTATTGAAAATATGAACCTTGTTTTGGTTTTGGAGTTTCTACAATAGTATTATCTTCACCACCACCAGTATTTCCACCACCTGTACTACCTGTACCTCCTCCACCAGTTGTAGAACCAGTTGAGGTAGTAGCTCCAGACTGTTCTTCAGCTTTAGCTACCTCTTGTTTATTTTGAGCAGGTGTAGTTGCAATTTGTACGGTGCCTTTTTTACCTTCAGTTTTTCTTGCTGTAGCTTGTGTAATACCGTACCCATATGCTGCAGCAGCACCTGGGGCTCCAATAGCTTGTAAAGGACTTGCAAACTCAATAGAATATTCTTTTGGTCTACCAAACATTCCTGTCTTTCTTACATCAATTTTTTCAACTGGTGTAGTGGGAATTGCACCAAAAGGAATTCTACTCATTGACTTTTGCAACTGTCTTTGCTGTTTAGAAGTCATACCACCATATTGAGCTTCTACTAAGTAATTCATCTGATCATGAAAGATATCATCTTCACCATGAGTGTATGCTGTAAAATCCCTTTCTTCACCACCCATCTGTGCCATCATTTGATCATACTCTTGCTCAGCTTGTTTCTTTGCATTAGCCATAGCACTAGTATTCTTCACAGTATTAATGAATCCTTGTAAAGATTTTTTTCTTTGATCTTCACCAATTTGATCAACACCTGTAGACTGAGTTTCATCTTGACCACCCATTTGCTTTTTAACTAAAGCAAGTTTATCTTTTACATATTTAGACTTTTGACCACCATATGCAAAAGCTGGATTAGACATCATGTCTACATAATTTGGTGGAACAAATGCATCAATACCTGTAAAATAAGAAGGGTTACCAACTTGCATTCCCATTTGGGCCATTGTCATTTCATCAGCTTCTTCTAACTCAGACTGAGAAGCAATTTGATCTTGAAAAGCAGAAGCAGCATCAGCATCTGCCTGTCCTTGCATTTGTGCTTGAACATCATCCTGCTGTTGAAGAACTGTTTCATATACTGAATCAACAAATTGTTTTACTTCAATAGGATTATTAAACATTTCTGAGTAAGTATTGTAAATACTCATAACAGTTTGTTCTTTAGCAACACCTTGTTGCATATCGGATTGTATTTGAGCTATCAGTGCTTGCTGAAGTTGTTGAGGATCCTGTACCTGCATTCCTTCTTGTGCTCTATAAAGTTTGACTCTTTTTTTCATATGTGAGGTCTATAACTAAATATACTAAATTATAATTACTTGTTTAAACTTTAATTGTTTATTGTCCAGGTACATAACCAAGATCTTCTCTAATATCATAATTACCGGAATTATTAATTCTGTGCAATATATCTGATAATGGAGCTTCATTAATGTGAGCATACTTTCTAAGTGTCTCCATTCTTTTTCCGGTAGGATCATTCATTGGTACAAAGTTATTTTGTGTTTGGTTACCTAGATTAATATACCAATCACCACTATCTGCTACTTTATAAACTGCCCCAGGTCTATTATCATATGAGAATGTTTCATTGCTGCTAAATGTAGGTTTTGTTACCGGTTTCTTTGGAACAGGCTTTTTAACCGCAGCTTGTTTAGCAGCTGGTTTAGCAGGTAAAGCTTTAGGAGTTGTTACTGGTTTAGTTTCTTTTATAGTACCTTCAATAACAGATTTAGTCCAAGTATTTCTTTGAGTTAATGGTTTACCATTAGTATATCTCATATACTCCTTAAGCATTTTATTTTTGTCTCCTTTTACAGTTGCATCCATAAAATTAGGGAACTGATGAAGTACTCCATTGTATGCATAATCTACAAGCAATACTTTTCTACTTTCAGGTAATTTATTAAATGTACCTGCTCCATATTTTTTATCCACCATTGATTTAGCAATATTAGTATGCCTTGCTAAATCTTTTTTCTGTAATGCTAATACCTGAGCTGTTGTTAATCCAGAGGAATAATTTTCTTTAGAAGATAACTTATGACCATACCCAATAGTTTTAGTACCTCCCTCTACACTATCATGTGGGTACCATTTGCCATTTTTATATCCGGCTTTGATAGAGTTTTCAAGTTGCTTTAACTGTTGCTCATAACTTGAAAATGTAACACTTCCTCCACCATCATAAGTATCAAGTTCTTCTACAATCCAACCTCCATTTTTATATTCTTGTATTTCTTCTGGTGTAAGTTCTAATTCAAAACTACCCCCATCTTCATAATATGCTGGACCATTAGGACCTACAGTTCCATCTGCACTTACCCAAGCATCTCTAGAGTCATCATAATAGGCACCACCATCTTGGTATTTTGATTTAGGATCAAATACTTTTCTTTTTTTAGATTTTGGTTTTTCAAATAATTCATTTTCAGTAAATAATCTATTTGTTGCCTCCAAACTTTTAGAAAACTTTTTAGCATATGATTTTTTATTTTTCTTTGTAAGCTTTGGCATTTTAACCAGACCTCCCTTTTTCATAGGAATTTCATACACAGAATCTCCTGGAAATTGATATTCTTCTCCAGGTTGCATAAGTATTTCATTACCGAGATCATCTATACCAAGAACTGGTTGTTCAACTCCTTGCATTGTGATTCTTCCACCAGCATTTGGAATTAAAGTATTCATACCTGGATAAGCCCACTGACCTTGAGATGAAACAATAAAACCTTCAGTAAATGCTTTTAATTCATTCGGTCCACCAGGCAATCCTTTCTGTGTAAACTTGCTAAAGTATTCTTCCATTATCTAAGAGATATTTGACTTTTGGTATTTACTATTTTTACTATCATATCAACATCTCCGGAAATCTCTTTATATAAATTGATATAATTTAAATAGTGTCTAAACTTCTTTCTTTGTAATTCAGGTTTATTATAATCAACAGCTAGTGAATTAATATCTCTTACATAGCCGTTTGGTTGGGTTAACCATAAAGGTTGATCATCATAATTACCATTTAAAACAGTTGTACCAGGAATAACAGGACCTGTTGGTGGATAATTAGAACCAATAGGAAACTCTCCACGGTCTTTAGTAATATCCCAGAACTGATTAAATCTATACTTGTTCTCTTCTTTACTAAAGAGAATATCAAATGATTGTAAGTTAGATTGGTTTAGTTTAGGATATTCTTGGGATAAAGGTATACTGTTCTTAGGATAAATATTTAAGTTTAAGTATCCTGAAATTTGTTCTGAATTATAAATAACTGCACGGTCAAAGTTATGATCTAATACGTGGAATTGATCTACACAATTATTTCTACTTCTTCTATAAGATTCTAGTATATATTCTACAGACTTCATTGTAGTAACTGTCTGACCAGTAATAACAGGTAGCTCTATTTCAAACGGATAGTTTGTACCATAAAAATTACAGAAGTTATTACAGTCAATATTATGTTTCCAAATTCCATCATTTTGAATGGTTAAGAATGTAGTCTTAGAAGCCATTGTTAAACCAGGATGCCAATCATGGAATGATATAAAGAAATCATTCTTAGGGTCATAACTTATAGTCCAAGATGCATCATCAAATATTAATGGATCACCTAACAAGAATGTTGCCCCTGGCATTGTATCTACAATAAAGTAATCTTTTTGCTTTTTAGCATCAATAGGTACATATGTTGTAATACCTACATATTCTGGTTTTAGCTTATAATCTTTTTTTGTAAAATAAATTACTGAGCTATCATTATCATATAATGACTGACAACCAATTCCTGCAACAGGATTATCAACATATGGATAATCTGGAAAATCATCAGTAAGCTTGTAAGGCATAAAGTAGTTAAACCACCATTTCATACCTTGCTGTGAAATCTCTTTTAAAGAGCCGGCATACTGAAATATCTTACCTTGGTTTTGTGAGATATAATAAATACCAGCTGGTGTAGAAATTATTGACAATCTATTTTGAGAAGAACCATACTCATATGGTTTATCTGCATTAACAGCTGATTGTTGCGGTTGACTAAATAAACCTCCGTCACCAATAGTAACCTTAGTACCAAGATCTGTTTGTAGGGTATCTACACCTTGATACATAACAGGTGCATCATTCTTAAATGTTATGAAAAGACCATTTTTATTTATGGACTTAACTCCACTAATTTGAGAATTAAATTCCGTATAATTATTTACTAAATATACAAACCAACTATCTTTAAATGATTCAGCTTGCACAGGTAAAGAATAATAAATTCTATCTGGGTAATAGGTATAACAAAGACTAGCAACTTCTGGATTATAGTATCTACTTTGTAAATTACCCGAAGATAAATACTGAGAGAACATTTTAGATATACTTAATGAATAATCATATCTGTATAAACTATCTTGAGTTATGCTATCAGGATTCATATCAAACATTTTAGGAAGATTGGTGTATCTGTATGGGTCATAGAATTTTTCCCATTCATAATCACCTGCTTGTCTAAAATCTATGATGACATCACTCTCTACAAAAAAATCTATTACTGAAGAAGATGCTAAATAAAAATATGCATCCTTTGCTCTATATACTCCTGGATAACCACCTACTGTAGTATCATTTGTGTAGTCATAATAGTTAGGTTGCCCAATTGCCGGATCTTTATAGTAATCTAAGTTATAGAACTTAGTGGGTTTCCAGCCTGTACCTGGAGTATTAGGAAATCCACCTGATATATCTGGAGTAGCATCTGACGAATCATATGAACTAGAATTAACCCAGAACCTTGGTTGATTAATATTTTGGTATAATAAATAATTATACTCAGTACCATCTACACTATTATACAACCAGTCATAGAAAAAGAACATGTTATTCTTTTCTGTGTATCTATTTATATAGGTATCTCCACCAAAAACAATTGGGCTTGAACCAATCATTTTTATTGTGTAATTTGCTGTATTACACACATATGGTCCAACAAATGGTAAAGTTGTATAATCAAATTTTTGTTCACAAGATGTGGCAATAATTTGTTTGATACCATCTAATTGTCCATACTGATTACTAATTCTATTTTTAATTGCGGCATAGTGACTTGCAATTGGCATAGAAAAAGGAATATCTGGATTTTCAAAATCTGGAACATTTAACCCAAAAGCAGATAATACAGCTAGGGTATTAGCACTTACTACACCATCTTGTTGAATATGTCCAATGGTTGTAAGTGATTGATCTACATACTTACCAGATTCTCTAATAAAATCAGGACCGGTTAATTTATTACCATTGTAGTTTGGTCCAGCTTCTGTTCTAAGAACTGCAGTAGATTGCCTTTGCAAATTATTAATACTATAACTATACTGTTGTCCTTGATAATATGGTACCTCTTGTACATTATTTTTAATGTAGAATTGATCATCTACTGAGAATCTAAATAAACCATTATCAGAAGTATCTTGGTACGTAAGTTTTCTCATGTCAGAGTATTGACCATAAGAAAGCATTTGCAATGCGTACTGTGTATAAGGTATAGAAGCTTTAATAATTCTTAAAGCAGTATCAAATCCTTCAGTAAAATAATATGCAAACATAGACAGGCCATAGAGTGCCTGAGATACAGGATCTAAGTAACCCCATTTAGGAACAGTAATATTCCATGTTGTATTCCATGGTGGAATTGCCCCTGCAGCTGCAGCTGTATTTATTGCAGCCTCATAAGTATTTTGAATAGTTTGACTTGGAGGTGGTACAAACGGAGTTAAAGTAGCTAATCCATCAACTATTAAACCTCCATTGTTATAATATGTAGTTATTGCTGATTCATAAGTTTGTGTGGCTGCAGCTAATCCTGTTGATACCGGAGGTATATATAATGCAGTGTTAACAGCAGATGGTACTTCAGGTGTGTTATAAGTTCTAGTTCCTACTAGTGATAACACAGCTTCAGCAATACCTGTAAAGAATGCAGGAATAAGGGTAGCATCGGAAAGTAATTTAAACTTAGGATGCTTACTAGGTTCAATAAATTGTTGTTTAGAAACCCCTCTCATATAACCATAGAGTTTTAACTCACTGGCAGATAAGAATGGAGTTCTAAACATTAGATCCGGAGAATGAAATGTTATTATATCTTTAGGCATTCCCTGATTAATTACTTTATCAGGATCGTCTGGATCCGGTATTTTAATGTAAGGATCATTATAACTATAGTTATGATCCGTTGCATTTGTAGAATTGTAGAAAGGTTTAATAGTATTAAAAGGATAGTTAGCATATAGACCTTTTCTATTGCCAACATTATTTCCTCTTATCTCATAAGTTCTAAAGTTATTGATTAAGCCTTTTGCAATAATAGTTTTATTACCTTCTCTTGAACCCCTTAAGATTTCATATCCTACAATACCGGGGATGTCATTGCCATCATTATCTTTTGGATATGCAATATTATCAAATACAACACCCATTAATCTTATTTTAAGATTATTAGGATCATTTAATGCATTTGGATTTCTTTTAAAGTGTAGTGTCTGATCTGTTAAAAGATTATCAGGAAATTTGTGATGTCTAATGTGTTCACCACATAAATCAAATTGTTTACCTGCTTGTGCAGTAGAACCAGTCCAACAATGACAACTAGCATTCCACACATTTGGTTGTGTAGTAGGATATCTTTCTGTTGACTCCCAGTAACCCATTTGACCTGTAGCAATTACTACACCACCATCATCTGTTGTAGTACCTATTAAAGGGTTAGTTGAATCTACTCTAGCTGTATTATAAACTTCAAATACCTTATCATCTGCCTGAAGATTATTCTTATCTGTTATAGGATCAGTCTCTGAATTATAAGTTACTCCGTTAACTGTATAAGGTTGTGGTGCTCTTCCCGGAATATGATATGATGCTGTTTTATCTCCAGTATCATAAACAAATCTGATAAAGAAAGCATATACCTCATCTCTTAAATAACTTGGTTTACTACCACCATTAAGATAGTAGTCAGCAGGATACTCTACTGATACCCATTTAGATTTAATCTGATTTGCTAAAGGTTGGTAATTAAAATCCAATCTAGTTGTAGGACCTACTCTAAGCAAGTAATCATTTATTTCTGTTATTTGATCACACTTTTCAAATACAGGAGTTTGTATTGGTAGAACTGTTAATGGAATACTATCCAATGATGGATTAATTTGATCTAGTTCTATTCTTGTAGTCTTAGTAGAATATAATCCTATTTTCTTTGCATAAGCTGAGTTATTTACATTAGCTACAATAACTAAGATAAATTCTTCAAAGTTTTCTGAGTCAGCTTCTACATCAATAATTAAAGATCCTCCAACACTATTTGGTGTCCAGACAGGTTGTACATTACTTGGTGAAAAATAATCTGTTACTTTCTGACCTTTAATTGCATAGGCTATTAAAGCAAAATAACTTCCATTTCTAATTTCACCACCTGAGTTACCTAAACGCATTGTAAGGCAAGGTGTTTCCATTAGTCTGGCCAATCTAATTTTTGAACAGTTTAAAGAATTGTCTTTTATACATTCTTTACAGTAAATAGAATTATCTGTACAATCAGTAATTTGAGTACAGTCTTCATTCCATTCTACACCTGGCCAAAGTTCATTATATCCAGCAGTTGTTGTATAATAGTTTACTAATGGTCCTGAACCATTCCATTGAGAATCATATGATGGCCAAGTTGCTGGATCTCCAACATTTAAAAATCTATCAGGATTGTTTCCATCTGCCCAATATACTTGCCATGAGCAGTCTTCTTTAACTCTTGAAGATCCTGTTATTAAATATCTTTTATCAAATCCTAAACAAGCATCCTGTACAATAGGTCTGTAGATACATCTATCTTCCTCATATAAACCAATTTCAGACATTACAGGTTGACCCTGGGAATTATGTCCTGCAGTAAATAAGATCCATTTATCAGAGTAAAGTTGAATAGCCCCAATAATATATTTACTAACGGCAATTGTAGGCATTGTTGCTCCAGTAACTCCGCACAGAAAATTTGAGGCTTCATTAGATAATGTACCTAAGTTACCTTCAACAGTATTGTTTACAGCATTTCTGGCATGGGTCCACATACCCTCTTGCACATATGTTGGATCAGCATCTTTATTAAGACCTTTTACAAATGTATTTATTGCTCTTTCAGAACTATCCTGAATATTTTTTTTGGCCATGATTAAAATATTCTAGTTGCGTTATATCTTCTATAGTATGAATTGTCAGGAGAATAAGACTTAAACATGTCATAGTATCTACCATACATTGCTTTTCTATTAGCCAACCATACTTGTTCAAGTTCTTTAAAGTTTGGTGTATTAACTAGACTAAGAGCATTAGTTCTTGCAATTTTTAATCTTTGTTCAACCAACTGCATTCTTTGTGCAACATCTTCACCATTCATATAAAGATTCTCCATGATTCTTTGTTTTAATGCATACTCATAGTATTCATTAATTAAATCATGATCAGGTACTAAAAGTCCTCCATCCTCATCTTCCATTTGACCTTGGTAGTTAAGATATACAGTACCTGTTTCAAAAGTTGTAAAAAGGTAACCTCCTTTAATCCAACCTTGGTTTGCTACATTATAGTAAAGATTAGGGCAATCACATTCTATTTCTTGGCTGGCTTTCATTCTTAGTGGAATGAGGTTTTTCCAAACTCTTACATTAGATTGACTGATTACTTGGATAAGTTCATACTTCTCTCCTTTGCAATTCATAAAGACTCTAGGTCTTGTACAAACATCTCCATAAGGAGCAAGAGGATCATAACTTGTAGGAATGACACTTGGAGTACATGTGGTAGGACAAGTATTGCTTGGACATGCTGCAGTATGGTTACAGGGATTTGCGTTGCATACAGAGCAGTTTACAGTAGCTGGGGCACATAAGTCTACAGTAGATGGAGTTTCTACATAAGGTACTTCCTGAATATTTGTACCACCCATGTTACCACCATATCCTACTTGTTGTACAAACTCTCCACAAATAGCAGCAAAGTTAAATGTATAGAAATCATCTGGTAATTTTACTTTACCATGACACACATCTAATAAAACTTCTTTAGTTTGATTAACTCTTAGACCTAGTTCGTAGGTTACTCTTTTAGCAACTTTAATTAATTGCTGGGGCTCTATCATATTTTCAAGAGCAAAACTATTTAGGTCTACTGTTACATCTTCTAACAGTTGATCAAAAGTTCTATATTTAAGTGTGTAATTAAAGTCCATTACCTAAGTACATTTTGACCATCATCCAAGTTATCTTGTGGAATCTGCATCATAGTTGTTAATTCTTTAATTGCAAATTGTTCTGCCTCAGCAAACAAATATTCTGGAGCTGCCATTTCTTGATCTTGTTTTACCAAACATTGATCAGTGTCACATGTTTCTACAGTACCTTCAAATATGGCTTCCATTCTTATTGCTTCCCAATCAATATTAGGAAAGTATAAATAACCATTTAAGTACCAGAAGTATCTATTCTTGTTGTATTTAAATGTTGTAGTTTTAGTCATAGAAACCCAGGTACCCGGTTCAGTTCTATATAACTCAATAGTACCATCAATTGAAGATACTGTGCGTATAATAGGTCCAAACATTCCATTAAGGATACTAGGCATTTTTTCTTTTGATCTTTTAAAATAACATCCGGAGTAAACACCTACACAGCCAGCCTCTACTTTATCTACATCAATTAGTTCTATATAAGGCATAACCTGGAATATAGAACTCATTCTCATTAACCTGAATTGATTGTCTTCTCTTTTAATAAGAGCCTTAATATATTTAAGAATAGAGTAATAGATTGTTCTGTCTGTTAAAAAAGGATCTTCTTTAACAGACTTTAAAACATTTCTAACTCTTGAGACAGCTTCTCCTATTGTTGTCATAGATCAAAATCTTTATATGTTTCTAATCCTTTTTCCTGTAATCTTCTACCTATAAATTTCTTATAAGCTTTTTCATATGCCTCTCGAACCTTTTTCTTAGATTCTACAGCCATATACATGTTCCAGTTTTCAGGATAAGTTTTAGCAACGGTTCTTTTAAATTCTCTACATGCAATGAAAGACCAAAATTCTCTATTCTTCATTTTGTGTCTTAATGCATAACTTGTAAAAAATATCTTTGCAAGTTTACCATCAGTATCCCAGTTTTTGTTTGTTACAGTAACTCCATATTTATAAGATTTACCATAGTCAACATTTTGTTTTGTACTCTGCTCACATGTACCAATAAAAAGCCAACCTATATTTTCAGGGAATAGAACACCGTCTCTTTTTTCTATTGCAGTCTGAAACATTAGTTTATTATAACTTTTTACAATTTGTCTTATCTCACTTTCACTTAAATGTGAATACCTGGGATGCTTTATTTTAAACTCATCAAAGAACTTTTTAGTAAATATGTTGTGGGCTTTTGGTCTAAACCTTGGAGCTTTAACATCTGGTTTTTTAAATTCCTTCATACTATATAGATTAATATACTAAAAATAACTCACTTTAGCAAATATACTGATAAAACAAAACCCCCGCGAGTGCAGGGGTTTTGTCTTGTTGTCACAGAAACCAACAAACTGTAACTTCTTATAGTTGACAAAAGTATGCTGCTAAAGCTTGTAGAGCATCATTGACATTAGTATTAGTTGGAACAATTACGTCAGTACCACACATAATGTCTGGTCCAGTATATATTGTACACTGTGAATCAGTAACCGTATAACATGGTTCTGGATCAGGGCATCCTGCCGGAGTAGGACATGGTGCTGGACTAGTTAAAAAACTATCTTCACATCCACAATTAGAACATTTAGTTGTTGCCATATTTTATAATATTAAGGACAAGTTGTTGAAAATCCAGTTTCAGTATTACAAGGATCTAAGTATGCAATCATACCATCTAGACTAAGTTCAAATCCACCAATTTGATCTGGTTGAGCTGCGTCACAATCAAAGTCCCATGTTTGATTAAATGTATCTGATAACAATGGAAAGTTTGCATTTGATGGTGCATTATGAATATCTGATCCAGTTCCAATATAGTTTGGTAGATATTCTCCAGATCTAATATTAGATGTTATAAATCTAAAAGGACTATTACCTATTACAGATGATCCAATTGATGTTTCCTCAATATCAAGTATTGTTTGAATTTGAAGTTGTTTTGTAGATGTAATAAAAATGTTTACTATACTAGTTAGTGCAGTTCCTGTAGCTCCTGCAATATTGATTTGTCTTGCAATCGGTTGCCAACCAGATCTATAAAGTCCATCAAAATTATTAGAAGTAATTGAACTTGGTACTACAGCTGCACCATTATTGAATGTAATAGCACCACTAGAGTTTATAGAACATCCGCCAACTCCACTCCATGTTGTACATCCTTGTATTGAGTTATAGGCATTTAGTGCAGTTAAAGGAACAACAGATCCCGGAGAAGCTGGATCTTCAAGTGGAATATACACATTACCTCTAAAGTGTACTTGATTACCTATTCTTCTACACTGTGGTTTTGCCACACCTGAGTAATATGCAAATCCTTCTAAGTCAACCCAACCAGTATCTGTTATTTTTGCAGAAATTACATTTGCTGAACTTGTTAAATCTATAGTAGATGTATTTGCTACACTTACAGAAAAAGATTGTAAGTAGTCATATATGTCACATATTACTAACCATAAATTATTAATTGCATCTGCACTTGATTCTAAATCTGCAGTATCAACCCAAGATCCAGAATATGCTGTTGCAAAAGGAACCCCACTAGTAAGTGTATCATCTGAATCTGCAATACATTGAGATTGTACAGCAGTTACAATATCTGATGGCAACCCTGTAGCTGAAATTAATGCACAATATCCATTTGTATTATCATTAATTAAAGCATTTAGTATAACATCAATTTGGTATGAATTTCCGGCAAGCACAGATGAACTTAAGCTACAATCAACAATAATACTTGGAATTGTAAAAGTAGGGGCTGGTGCAGATTCTAATGCTGTAACTCTAGTATCTAAGTTTGTTATGCTTACATTGATCCCAGCAATTTGAGATACTAATGAACACACTTTAGTTCCAATTGCTTGAGCATACTCTGATACTGTCATTACAGTAACAGTTCCTACAACAAAACAAGGAGCTACAGTAATTAATGTTTCTGCTCCTGTTGTTTTAGTTGTTGTAATAGGACTTGTAGCTGGATCGGCCAAAGTATTTACTTCAGTTTGTAATGCACAAATCTGTTCAATTAAAAATTGGATAAGTGCTTGAAAATCATTTGGACCACAAGCAGTTAAGTTGAAACATGAAAGATCATAGTTAGTTACATTTAATGTATCTAACACTGTACATAATTCTGTTGCAAGTTTAAATACAACATCTGATATTGTATCACCTGCACATAGTTTGATACAAGGAATATCTGGTCCTTGCCAAATCACGCAGTTACTGGAGACTGGACTACAAGGTGAGTTATCATAATTAAGTGGCTTCATATTTCTTCTATTATTATAATATACAAAAATTTATTAAGACTGGCAAGTACCTGAAGAGCATCCACATCCTGAACCTCCACCACAGTTACATCCTGTATTACATCCACAACTTGGTGTTGCACATGTATAATCAGGATTGACCAATGCTTTTAAATCTATCAATTGCTTTTTAATGATGTACTGTTGATCTTCTTCAGGACAACAATTTGATATACCATATCTAAGTTCTAGTACTTGTTTGTATAATGCTTCTGCAGCTTTACAAGAAATTTCTTCATATTTCCAAGTAGAACAGTATGGAGTATTATATCCTGGTTTTAATGATCTTCTTGGATATACTGGAGGAGGACAAGTATGAATATTATCTACTAATGTGCAATCACCAAAGTATTCAACATAATCTGTAGGATAAGATGTAAGCCAGTGAGCCATACATATTCTTTCAGATCTTTGACCGGCAAGCAATGTGATTGTTTGTACAGTACCTTCACAATCTAAGTAATCATAATTGTGAGTTACAGTATCATGATTTTTAACTCTTGAACATACACATGAAAAACTTGTAAGACATTCATTACATGTTTCAAATTCATTTGAAATATCTCCAAGAACTCCAGCTCCTACACTTGTTTGTGAAATTGCAACAGTCCAACAAGTAGTTGGGCACCATTCAAGAATGATTATACTACCTACATAATCAGAAAGATCAGTTGATGTAATTATATCAGCCTCAGTATCTGTACAATCAGTAAGAACATAATAAGTTGTTTTACATGCTTCACAATCTAAAAATGAATTCTGTACAGTAATTGGAACATCAGATGGAATTGGATTTGGATATTCTTCTACAATCCAACATCCAGGACAATCTGTTTCAACATTAATTACTTGACCTACAAATTCACTAAGATCTGATGAGGTATAAATTATTGTACCTAAGTCATCACAGTTAGTGAGTAAATAATTTGGTGCAGGATTACAGTCATTGCATGAATCATAAGCTTGTAATACAACAACATCAATAGCACAATCACAATTTATAACACTATCAACTACCCAGCAGTTATCATAACCTTGAATTTGAACTACTTGACCAAGAGTTGCAAAAGGAGCTAATGATTGAGCAGTAGTATAAATTGGTTCTTTACTATCAGCACAATCTAGTAATTGAAAGCATTGACTAGGACATAATCCATCTGTACACTCTCCATTTGCAGTTATAATAAGTTCGGGACCTGGTCCAGGATTAGTTTGTGGATAAGCCTGAGTACAGGCTTTCCAGTAACCATTGACCATAGTATTTATTGTATTCCCGTCACAATCTATATATGAAAGCTTTGTAGTACCAATGATCTCATAGCACTTACATCCACAACCTTCACATGCACCATCTTCAAGTACTGTAACCGCATTTGAACAATTTTGTGAAGGGGCTACAAAGAAACAAGTATATCCAAAATCTGCATCTACTTGAATAGATGCATAACCACCAACATAAGCTGATAAATCTGTATCAGTTGTAACTATAGGATATTGACCTTCACATGAATACAAATCATAACATGTAGGTGTACAAGATGGACAAGTAAAACCTTCATCTTCACCGCCACATGGTGTTTCATAATTTGTTGTACTATCCCAAGTATAGTTACTTGGGGTATTAGTAGGAACCATTTGAAGATACCCATATAAAGGTCCTGTAATTGGTTGACCTGGGCCAGCAGTTCCTCTTGTTATTTTATAACACTGTTGTGTTAAAGGAATATATGTACCGGATATAGGATCATAACCTATTGCACCACTACCCTCATATATATTAATTCCAAGATCTGGAGCTACAACAATATTTCCATCAAAAGAAAAATATACTGTTGCACCACCACAACAAGGTTCAAATGCATAATAGGCAATAGAGAATGTAGTCATTGTTAAGTTGTTTTGTATCTATCTTTTCCCCAAACTTGATTAGTTTGGGATACTTTTACCATTGTTTTTCTTTGCTTTAGTCCAGATTCATAAGATGTTAAACATCCTGAACATACTGTTTTACCATCTGATGCTGTTCTTTTCTGACATCCACATGATAGTTTCTTTTTGCAGTTTGGGCAATTAGCCATAAGTTGTTGGTTTTAAATAAGTTAACAATTAATACAATCCATTTTATTAAGGAGCTTCCAAGCATAATTATAAAGTGACATTCCTTTTTGAGGTTCATGACAAAACTCTACTTTAGACTTAGCAGCTTCTAAATACATTTTAATGAGATTAAGTTCTTCTAATTTTTGCTTAATCTTAAATGGCGGATCACAATCTGCCATATCTAATCTACAAAGAATATTGTAGTATCTATTTAATGCTTTAGTAATTCTCATATGATTGTATTCTACATATACTACATCATTAGGAGAAACACTGTATTTTATAATATAAATACCATCTGGAATATCTACATATTCAGTCCCACAGTTTGTTGTTTGCAGATTAAGATCACATGCTGTAATGTTTTCAATAAAACCTGAATTAACATCTAGTTGTACAGAATACTGAAATCCTGGAACAGTTATATTTAACTGCTCACATACTACAGGAATTAGATCTGTATAGACACTTGTATCCATTACAGTAAGAATACAAGGATTCATTACAGTTGGAACTTCTAAACTTAATACGTGATTTGCCATAGTTATTTAATAAAAAAAGGGGATAGGAGTTTGTAACTCTTCTCCCCTTTTAGATTTTGAGTTTAGTTATCTTAGTTACAAGAAACTACATTGTAAGGATTGTACGGAGGAAGTGCAGGGAAGTTAATTGCAACTCCACATGTAGTATTACAAGAGAATGCAGGATCTTCAATAACACAATCTGAACAACCATCTAACCAGTTTGTCACATCTGTTACAAATGAAGACATAGCAGCTGTAGAGAAAATAGTCAATGCATATTGATCATTATCAAATACACCAGATGGGTTATTAAAACGTGGTACATTATGAATAAGTACATATCTGTAGTAAAGAGCACTACGGTCAATAGCACCAACCATTTGGTTACCTTGAGTAATCTCACGGATAC